TTAATATTAGTACCTGACACAAGTGTATTCTGTTTGGAATTTAAGGCGGCAGTTATCACCTTATTCTGAACAGCATTGGTACTTGTTGTGCTCAATGCAGTATCTATACTTATAGATGGTATATTGGCGATAATAGCCATTATCGCTTCAATATTATCAGCATTGGTTTGTATGCTACTATTGGCATTATTAATAGCATTTGTTATAACCCTATTCTGTACAGGATTTACCGAAGTTGTACTAAGAGAGCTATCTACGATAACGCTTCCGCCACCACCTCCTCCACCGACAGGTATATTTACATTGACTGCGCCTGATCCGTCATATGTTGCAGTTACTGCTCCGGAAAAGGTTAATGCATATGGATTTGCTAATTTAGTAGGAATAGTCGGTTTTCCCGATAAATCTGAATAATTACCGGAAAAAGGAGTAAAATTAACCCATGCTTTATTTCTTCTAGCATAATATAAATTATTGCTAGGAGCTTCTGTAATTTCAATAAGAGGATCAATGTATTCTTGTGTCCATGTCGTAGCTCCGGCAAGTTTAGTTAAAATCATCCTCTTGTATGCAGGTTCGTTAACTGTGCCATCAACATTAGCTAAATCAGCTAATGTAATATCAGTTGGTGCTGCTTGTGTCTCTGCTGTTTCTATAATCCCGTTTTCTCCTTGTTCAAGGATAGAATTTCCTCCTTGTTCAAAAATTGATTGAAGGTTAGCATATGAACCTTTCACATAAATACCATTATTGAAAGTAATATTTCCATTTGCTATATCATCAATATCTTTTCGAAGGAACTTCTCTGTATCAATATCTTCCAGTTTCTTTTTGTCAGCCGGAGACATTAATCCTCTACTTGTTGTTGTAACCAATCGCATTACATCGGTAAAATGAGACAATGAACAATGTCTCATAAACTTTGTAGCAGAATTGCTTATATATACGACATAATCAATAGATGAGCTATTATCTACTCCGGCATTAGTAATTGGATACCGCATTGTAAGGTCTCCATTCTCATCTCTCTTGGCAATTGAATTCGGAGTAGCTCCTGTTGAGGCTTGATATGAATCTAACTTAGTTTTATCTGCTGCAGACATTACTCCTGCATTACTTGTAGTAGCAGCATTTATAGTTAATGATTCTGATGATGATGTCCCTGCAAAGTTCTTATATGCTTTAGTCAGTGATATGGCAGTGGCAGTATAAGATGCTGATATATTTTGCATGAATTTATCTGAAGCAGGAGTAATGGCATTGAAGAAGGAATATGCTCTTTGATAAATAGTTTTTCGGCTTCCTGCATATTCAGAATATAATTCTTGTCCTTTTCCACCATCAAATGCTGTACCGGATATAGTACCAATAATAAGTCCTCCGGTATTCAATGTAACATATGCTGTACCTGACCATCTGAATTGATATGGAGGTTTGCCGGATGAAACATCAATGTATATCTTTCCTGTTTCCGGAACTACTGCAATCGTTTTAGATGAATCTGTATATAATTTAACATTTGATATAGTTCCAGTTGCTGATTGATCATATGTAGCATACACATCCAATACATCATCGACATAGGAAGGAAGATTACTGCTAGGAACTAATCCTGCTGTATCTAATACAAGAAGACCATTAGCTGTATTTTTCTTGTTCCATGCTGTAGATATTGGCGTTAATTTAGTATTTATATCAGTAATGGAAGCTGTTATAACCTTATTTTGTAGAGGATTTGTAGATGTAGAACTTGTTGCACTATCTACTGTTATAACAGGTATATTTATATTGCCGGAACCTAACAAAGATACACTATTAATGGTCTTTATGCTAGTTCCGCTAATCAAAGAGTTTTGTTTGGAATTTAAAGCATTGGTAATTACTTTATTTTGAACGGGATTAAGAGAAGTAGTGCTCAATGCTGAATCGACAATGACCTCACTTGTCTTCACAACAAATTTACCGTCCTTTAAGATATAATCCTTGTCTTCATCTAAGACATGAACGATCATACCTTCTTTTCTACGGGACGCAATAATTGCGTTCATATCTGCAACTGTTTTCTCACTTCTATAGCCTCCTTGTCCATATGTTTCACTATGTGTAGCGATGATATCCTGCGTTGTAAACGGAGTTATCATGGAGGCGACATTGGTTCCGGGTATATCTGCCATGACTGTTTATTTGAATGATATGTATAATTTACCGTACTGTATAGTATTTAATCTCACAACTTTGTAAGCTACCGTATAACCTTGTGCATTGACTACATTTTGATCAGTAACAACTATGTCTGTATTTCTAAACTGACCTACCCATACTTCAAGTCCTGAATAAATGCTTGCAGGAATTACGTAATATGGATAACGACCTCCTGTGCAATCAAATAGGGACTCGCTCATAGTTCTACTATTAGCCCATGCCCATCCGCTTAATGCTAATATTTCATCATTTGTCAAAGTCGTATTTGGAGAAACTCCAAAATACTTTTTACTGAGAAATGAATATGATGCCGATCTAGTCACTGATTGAGAATTATAATATGCTATTACAGTATATGATTTATTAGATGTAATTTCAACCGGAGATGTATAAGACTTAAAATTAGCCGCTACACCTTCCTTGTTACCGTTCACAGTTGCATTGGTAGGATTAACCTCCTCTCCTTTTCTTTTAATAACCCAACTCAATACAGGTTTTGTACTGCTTCCGATTTCATAAGTGCCTCCTCCACTAAAAGAAGTCATACTTATTTGGAATACAGCATCCATAAGCTCATTAATATATTGAGTTATGATCTTATTCATTACCGGATTTTCTGATTCTGTAGAAAGAGCACTATCAATGATAATTTCTCCTCCACTTGATTTCTTTTCCGGAACGGTAGCAATACTGCGATTTTCATTTGTTTTAATTTTAAATGCATAAAGAAAACCGTCTGACGGATTTACATAAGCCACATCCATGACACCTTCTTCAGATGCAGGAATGATAGAAAAATTGGCATACATTGAAAGAGCTACCAAATATTGATTTCCTAGTTTCTCTTTCCCTCTATAAACAACTGTATTTTTGGATACATTTTTATCTCCATAGAGTTTGATGATTGCCTGATGATCTTCTGCGCTCAAAGTTAAATCTGTCGTTCTAGTACTATCCAATAATGTCTGTGTAGATATATAGATAATACTATCCACATTGATGGACATTTTTTCCTGAGTCCACTGTGTACTGCCGGGATTCTTAACAAGAAGAACTTTATCGTTTACAGTCCCATCGACAATAGCATCTACATTATCAAGAGATCCTAATGTATTAGCCTCAGCTATAGGCATTATAGGTTCTGAATATTCCTCATAGATAGCATTACCGTCTTCCTCATATATAACATTGGCTGATTCTTCAACAATGGCATTTTTACCTCTTACAAGAATGCCATCATTAAATGTAATATGCTCTAATGCAGCATCAGGCACATCTTTACGAAGAAAGTATTTTAATCCCATCTTCAGAAAGTCAATAGAACCGATAGTGCTTAATAGACTTTGTTGAACTGCAGAAATAGATTTTTGTAATGTTCCCTTTCGTATTGTAATCGTATCTGAAAGCTCAACAGTAATTTCCGGCAATATCTCATTATTGGAAACTTTGTATGTATAATTAGATACATATAATTCATACTTTTGAGAATTATATTCAATTTGCAAACGAGCATTCTCATTTAATTGAGCAAGAATATCCGGATGATTTTCTAAATATATACGGCTAAATGTTATTGAGAAATTAAATTTTTCGCTATTGTTCTGAGCCATATATCGAATGATCTCTTCTTTCAGATCGTTCTCTGCGCTTAATATATATGCTTGTGGTAGCTTAATATTTAGAATAACAAAAGAGTCTCCGGCTTCCGGCTTATAGTTATTCGTTTCATTAGGCATAACTATATTGAAAGTCGAATCATCTTTTTTTAAAGCTAACCAAACTTCATTTGTCCTAGTATTCTGCTGTCTTTCCTGAATATTTTTTTTGTTAATTTTCTCTGCAGCGTTACCGGAAACAATATTTCCATTGCTATCAACTTGTACTGGATTCTGAAATATAGCTTTTTCACCTTCACCTTCCTCTTTTACTTCTACTATGAAATTACAAGCGGCACATTTACCACTTGTCATGGAAAGAGTCATCTCACCGCTTGAAATGCCTTGCTCGAATAGATTGAATCCATATGTACCATCTGTCTTCCTTAATTTTACATAGAAATATGGATGTAGATATGCATTTGTTTTTTTATCTAATTCGTCATTATCCTCATCGTCAAATGCAATAGCCGCAATCTCTCCAATCAATTGTCCGGCAGCATTCCTAACTCCCTTAATTGAAGGTTTAATATTTTCAAATTTTACAATTATTTCTTTAGGATTCCCTTCAGTATATTCGTTTTCAAACGTATAATATTCATTTGTACCGGGAATCTTATATGTATTATTCTTAGCATTGTAAAAGTGCTGCAATCCCTTGCTCTCTCTATAGATAGGAGGCATCAGATTCTGAGCATATGGAATATAATCTGTCTTTAATTCAATTTGCTTAAACTTATCTCCCACAGCAGGAGTTTTAGTAATACTAATACCAATAGCAGGAAGAGATACTACCGCATTATTTAAAAACCAATATTTTCCATCATATCCAATGCTGATTGCTTTAATGACAGCATAGACTTTATAATAGTCTATAAACTCATTGGTTTGGAATTGAAATATAAAATCTAAATTATATTCTCCTATTGCAAGATCACCTAAACTATAATCCCATGTATTTAACTTTGTATAAGTCAGGTTGTTGTTTTTCGCATCTGAAAATTTCATTTCAAGACCTTCGGGTTGCCAATCTTTGGTAGGGGGATTTGCATTCTTCCAAACCCGTCTCATTAATGGCTGAATTCCCACTCTCATCTTTCCTTCACGATACATTTTTAATCGCATCCGGATAGTCCCCTTCCATACTCCTGTTTTTGGAACAGTATTTATTACTTCAACACGTGGGATTTCTACTTGATTCTTAAGAGTATATTGATACTGCATTCCAGTGTCAGACCACAAATTATAGCTATATGCATTTGCGGCTTCACCTTCACGATATTCTATAGTCTCGTTTATATTTACCTTCTCTGCAAACAAATCTTTGTCAGAAATCCGAATGTCCGCTTGTTTAATTGCAGTATTATTTGCATCAGCTTGTACGCCTATATCTCCTTTTGGATTATCATTCGGATAGTAATATGGAATATTCTCATCACTACCAACACCCGTACATCTATTAATTATACGATAATTAGCGTTTGTCTTAGTGATTGAAAGGAGTTGGTTGTCATGCCCATATTTAAATGTCTGAGTTATCGCATTACTGGAAAATCCAATATGTATTACTCTGCCTGCAAAATAATATGGTAATTCATATGTTTCAAAAACTAGCTGTAAGACTTCACTGAAAAACTTATCTTCAAAAGTCATCAGTTTACCTTCTGAGCTAATTCCTTCATCTACAACAATGGAATATTTTAGACCTGAATATTTTAAAGAATAGTTCATACGTTTAGCAAACTCATTTATATCACCATAAAATGTGAACTTAGTGCTATTACTAACGTATTGATCTATATTGGCAGCATCAGGTGATACCGCATCATAAAAATATGTATTGTCAAGCTGAATCCTTTCTGAAGTAAATACAAGGTCATGCTTCCATCTTAAATCGGTATTGGATTTGGAAGAAGAAGGAGTAGTGAAGATATAATATTTTTCTCCCCTAAATTCAACAAACTGTGTCTCATCCCATTCATTATCAAGACAACGAGGATACATTAAAGTAGCCGAAAGGCTAATTGAACCCATTCTCCCGGATACAAATTGGTAGTCAGCTATTACAGCTTGTGCTCCATTGTTAGGGAAAGGAGTTTTGCTACCGTCCTGTCCCAATGAAAATATTGAGAGTTTTTCGACCATTTTATTTGTTATATTCGAATATATATCTATATTTGCAAATGAGAACTTTTAATTTATGAAATAAAACGTAGTGCCCGGTAGATTCCTTTTGGACTGCCGGGCATGTTTTATAATTGTTTCTTTGCATTTGTCTCATCAACTCTTTTCTTTATGAGTTCTTCTGATTTATCTACAAAATCTGCGACTGGACAAATTCCATTTTGCGGTAAGTGATGACATTTAAACCATTGTTGAATCGATTTCTCTAAAACTGAATTTCTAATTTCCATTTCCCCTAATCTTCTCTCCAACTTTAGTTTGTTGTTCTCATACTCTTTTTTGTCTTCTTCACGATTTTCTTTCACTTCATCTATAACTTCCCGAAGATTCTTTATTTCATAAGATATCTTTTCCGGTCTTGTCTTAATCCAAGACGAAACTCCGGCAATAGCCCCACCACTACCGAATATCAACATTAATATGTTTGTCCAATCCATACAGAAATATATTATTCGTTATTGTATACAAAGATAACAAATAAATTTATAATACAGTAGTTTTCTTGGACTTTGTTGATCTCGTAGACGTCTTAGGTGATATAGTTTCCAAAACAGGAGCTATAACCTCCTCTCCCGACCATTCGGATGATGACAATAAGGCTGATAATTCTTCATTTTCATATACCGGATATGGATACACAGGCTCAAGTGGAGTCTCATCATCAGTCAATGGAAGTAATGCAGCAACAGGAAAGAGTAATTCATAATGACTCAATTCCATTATCACTTCAGTCCCATTATTGTTTTTACGAGGAACTAAATGTAATTCATCAAGAATCCCCTGTGGTACTTCATTTAATTTTTCTACCGGAAATACGATATATTTCATAATTGTTAATTTTTAAGTTAATACCCTATTTTTGTTAATTCTTCTTTCACCCAAGATATAAATGCATCATGCTCTTTTACTTCCTGATCTTTTGAATTCTCACGATGTTTCCGAGCCATTGATGCAGAAAAACTAGCTACTTCCATTGCAGAATTAAGGCAATAAGCTTCCATCTCTGCTGCGTTAATAGCCATATCCCTGTTTACTGGTTTCATGACTCTAATAGGAAATGCTTTCATGGGAGTATATTCGGAACCATTCTCAAGAGTTATCGTTTCTTCAGTATGATGACCAATGTATAAAGTTACAAAATTCCCTTCGTCTATAGAAATACACTGACCGTTTTTCCATTCAGTTTTATCTCTATTAATATCTTCCGATTCAAAAGCCGGAATAGCTACATAATTAATTGTTTTCATCTTTACTTATATATTCTAATTGATTAGTACTTCCTTTGAATATGTTTCCACATTGATTCTCAATCTCAACATCCTCCAAAGGTAATAATTGTTTCTTTCCAAAAGCCTTTTCGCACAAGATAATATATTGTATGATCCCTTGAAAGTTTCCATGAAATTCTCTTGCGATTGTTCTCCCAGTAGATTCTCCATCTTCATCCTTTTCATCCATACCAATTAAACATTTAATCCAATTGGCATTGCCTTTAGAATCATATCTAATCTCATATTCATAAATGGATATAACCTCGCCTAGTAATTCTTTAGGAAGGATATTCTTAGCATCCATTTTGCGATCAATCTTGATCTTGTTAGTAAGTTCCGTAAGTCTCATTTTATTTTCTATTTTGCGCATTAATGACCATGTGTCTGCATGCTTTAATAATCCGAAGTAAGATCCCCAACTTCTATCATTATTGCAACGTTTGGCATCGTCAGCTACTCTTTCTCTAATTTTTGTATATCCTTTATTATGAGAAGTTTTTGAATTGTTATTTCTATAATACTTATAACCACAAAAATCTAAAGGAATAGATAATGGCTGTATTTTAACTGTATGTCTTTTAGCACGCATCCCTAATTCATACCACCAAAAGTTCTTGATTCTCCATTTAGCCTGTTGAGCTTCCTCTTTAGTATGAAAAGCTAAAAAGTTATCATCAGCGTATCTTACACATTCTTTTGTTAAACTCTTTGCAAAATAATCAAAAGATAACATCAAGATATGATGAGCAAATGGTGAAGTTGGCGTTCCAATCGGAAGTTTATTATTTACAAAACATACATTTACGGCAAAATCTATCAGTTTTTTATCAGCAACTATTTTCTTTATAGCTTTCCTGAAATATTTCTCCTTAATATGTTCGTAGCACTTCCTTTGATCTATCACTAAACAATAACTTAAATCCAATCGATCATAAAAGATATTTTTCATCTTATGTACAACAGATCTTTTTTTATCAGTTGCAGTTATACCGGATTTCTTTTTGCAATTTAAACCATAATTATTGTCTTTCTGATAATATGTAGGTTCTAACAAATTTAATAGTAAATGTTGGTATATCCTAGTTTCTAATGTTGGACTACTGATGTCCCTGTCTTTACCATTTTTATTTGTCTTTTCTAAATATTTATATGATAATATATTAATGTATGATCCATCTTTTAATGCGGAATATAATTGTTTGCAATTAGACGGTCTGTTGTCTAAAAAGGATATGACTTCTCTTTTATTCATATGTTTATGAATAGCACGATCAATCGCAAGATTTACATCCTTTTCTGTAATATTATCAAATATGTCAACTATTCTATTTTTCATTTTTATAGCAAGTTGGGCATAAAAGGTAATGTTTATTTCCACTACCGTACTTCTCAAATACAAAATGTATCCACAAGTACATTGTCTCATAATAATTTGTCGTTCCAAGACACGAATAAAGAGTTTGACGATAATAAAAGAACCTTCTTGGGCAAACCCGGCAATATTACGATTCGTATTAGAAGCAGCGTTATTTGCATTCAAATTACGAGGCGAGCAATTAGTATTATTAGCATTACCACGAAACCGAGCCGCAAAACTCTTTATCCATTATTTCAACCTATCCAATCTGTTTTAGAGGTTATGTCCTATTGCATAACTTATCAGATGTCTATAGGATTTGCAGGGATTGCATCCCCTTTATTCCGATTGCATCGGAACTGCGTTTACTGATATCCTAACTTGGGCAAACCCGGCAATATAACGATACGTATAAGAAGCAGCGTAATTCGCATACAAAATACGAGGCGAGCAATGAGTAGTATGAGCACGACCACGAAACCGAGCCGCAATTCTAACACGCTGCATAGCTGTACTACTCCAATAATTGTTATCCCAAGCATAATAACATTCTCCAGTTGACAGACCACCGCCTTTTGCAGTCTTCCATGCAGCATAATTTTCTCGCTCTTTTGCGTAACTATCTCCCAAGTTTGTACTACTGCCTAATTTCATATAGGATTTTTCAAAATCAAAAGTACCAAGATTGGTTTTAGTTACACTTGTTTCTTTCAACCATTTTTTTTGATCCGGTTCCAAATAAATATCAACTGGATTGTTAACAGATGCTGAAGCAGCATTCACACATGTTCCAACCTGTTCATATCCTCCTCCGCAGTAAGCAAATACATCACCGGATAAATTAGCACCTGCATATAAAGCCATACGCAAGATTACTTCTACATCAAAAGATGTTTCTGCACCCAACTCGTCATATGCATTAAATGTTTGAGACATCTTCTTATATACCTTTACATTCATTTCTCCATCAGCTAATCCTTTTGCACCCACTATATTGCGGTAATAATAGGTAGCTCCATAGAATTCAAATTCTTCACCTTCCTGCACTCCAGTCTCAACGGCAAACGATGCTGCCATTTGACTCTCCATACATTGTTCTTTAGGATGATAATTACTTAGGAATTCATTCATATTAGTCTTACCCCCACTAGCATTATAGAACATATCCGATGGAGTCGTATCCCAATTAGCGTATTTCCATGTGCTATCTGCCGTCTTTTTGTAACGAATGCCTCCCGTCTTTGTCCATCCTGCTTCGCTTACAGAATCATTAGAACAAATACCACCGGAAAATAATGATTCCTTGTGTAGATATTTAGTTCCATAACGAATTTCCAAACAATTGATGAAAGTATTCAACGCATGATATCCTCCTTCTGCAAAAGGATAAGGTGCATCGGGATCTGCATTATTTGCACGACTCCATGTCATGTCGTTGAGTTGATTCATATCATTAACTCTTGGATATGTTCTTCCGTTACTAAACATCGTACAACGATTGTTTGCGCCATTTGAAGATTTACAATTAGATTCACCTTCATATACATAAAAGAAAGAACGTGTCTTATTGCCAATAGTGCATACAGGACAAGGAGATATGGCAGTCGGATCAAGCCCCCAAAGAGTTGTATCTATTCCATCCCATGTTGTCGGACTTGCAAATATCCCTTTCCATCTTTTCCCACTTTTTCCGACAACGTTATCTAATAGATAAATCTTATCTGCTCTTCCTAAACCTATTGTATATTTAGTTTCAGTAGTCTCATAAGGTCGTAAAATACGAACCTCTTCACCTGCCGCATTGTAGAGTTTCTGAGTCATTCCATATTGATTATAGAATGCTTCTGCATCAAATGCCCCTGCATCACAGTATTTATTTGTTTGGGTATTATCTAAATACAGTTCAACATCACATTCGGCTCTCATAGCTTCTGTAATTCCAATAACAGGAGCAAAACTACCGTCTACAAATCGAAGAAGATTGTTTCTTTTCAATTTTCCTACAGGATGATTAGTCTCACCTGTATTGTCTGTAGTATCTATTAAATAGAAATCCCATTTGTCAAGTATACTTGTATCACCAATTGTATTAACTGATGTAGGACTTAATTCTCCATTTTGCCATTCTCCCACACAATAGTTTGGAGAAGCCATGTCAAGAAGATCCACCTTCTGCGCAACTGTTTGAATTCCTGTAGATGCTTCATCAAAATTCCTATCAATTGCATCTGCTAGAGTGCCCCATTCAACTTCTTGCGTAGCTGCTATGTCTTTGATTATTTCCATAATTATTTATTTATTTTTAATTAATGTTTCATTTGAAATTAAGGTATCGTTACCTAACATTGTCAAGTAGCTGGAGATAACTATGCTGATCTTCTGAGGCGACTTGGCGACCTTTCCGGTTACTTCATAAACACCATTGTCTCCAGAGATGGATATGTCGCTGATGGCGTTAGATGATACGCCTATTAGTTTATCAGAAGCGTTTGACAAGGTTATAGTGATAGTTACTGTACTACCTTCGGCAATGTATTCTCCTGGATTAACTGAGTAGGAGATCGAAGAGTAAGGGACATTACTCTTGATAACCGGTCTGAGCTCAATCATGTCTGGATAAAGAGTGCCTGCCTTGTACTTTCTCAACTGTCTCTCCAACAGGAATTCGGAGAGGCTGTAGGAGAAGAGCAGGAGAGACCGTAATGCTAATTTGGAAAAACGAGAATCACCGTCTCGAATCGTTCCTAGCCATATGGAGTCACTATCAACGACTGTACCTGGTTGGATAGAGTTGCCATTATAACTATATTTAGTTTGATAAGTAAATGATTCTTCAATTAACTTATCACAACCTTCCAATGCATTAAATGTACCAAAATTCCAAGTACCACAACGAACAGAATTTAAGCTTAACGTCTGCTCTAAAATAAAAGCACCTATAGATTTAGAAACAATAGAACCTGTTTCAATACTTGTTACAGAATCATCATATAACCATTTACGAAGAGCACAAATAGTATAGTCCTTCAAAATAGGCAATCCGGTAGCTTTGCCGAAGTCGGAGATACCGTCTAGATGTAAGGCGTCGGGATTTTCTGGGATTTGAGTGATAGTTATATCACACTCTCCTGTATAATTACTAACACGAAATCCTGTATAGTAGTTGTTTGCAGAAGCAATACTAGCAGGCAAGTCATAAATGCCATCCCCTTGAAGACTAAGAAGAATCATATTATCGTCTTTATCTACATATTGATAGAACAATTCCAAAGATTGGCTTCCCTTCACTTCTACCTTCATACTATTTACTTTTGCTCTAGTATATAAGATAGCCTGAGGAGCCTTTATACGAGTAACACAAAGTTTGTTTGATGCATGTACAGAATCAGCGATATTGAATTGGGGAATCCATGAATCAAAGTCTACATTATATTTACCAATACCACTTTCTCCTTTCCATGCAACGTTATTCAACTGGATATTGTGACCTCCTACAAAGTCAATCAACTGATCGTTAAACTCTGCGTGATTATCATTAGTGATACCCTGCTTCTTTATGTTACAGTACAACTGAGGTTTGATGATCTGTCCGGGACGATCAAGGTTGAAGTAGGCGATGATTTGGTTGATTTCGTCGGTGGTTAGGACTTTGTTGGCGATAAAGCCACCTGCGTAGGCGACTTGACTAAGCTCGTTGATTTTACCGCTAGCATCTATATATCCTTGTACACTAAACTTTGCTGTCGATACGTCTGCTGTTGAATTTACAGAATAATCATTTTTATCTCCCAATATATTGTTTACCACCGAGGTATTTATAGAACTAGATTTCTTAACATTAGAACACGTATAACCATATATTCCAGTTTTATTAATATCACTAACATTATTTCTTATATAAGCATCACTCAATCTAATGTAATTAGTTAATGGCACAGATGAAATACCACGGAAACTTATCTGATGAATAATACTCACCACCGTAATCTCATTGCTACCCTCCAACATCTCAGAGACGGGCTTGACGGACTCGATTATGTCGTCTACTCCGTCTGTACATAGCCAGCCTTCGAAGTCGGTTCCCGGTAATCCATATCCACTGCCCTCTGCAAATCCGAAGTTCAGCAATTTAAAATCATTACCTTTCCCAGTCTTATCCTTTAGAATACTTCGGTCTGCATCTTCATTCGTCTTACCATAGGTGGAAATTACTGAAACAACGCTAGATAGGACAGCCGGATCAATATATGATTTACCACCTTTACGCTTGTATTGATTTCCTATACCGAAGTCAATACCTAGCCCTATTCCTTTAGCTCCTCCACTCATTCGATATAACCAATAAAGATTCTATAATCAGTTAGAAGCTCACTTGTTACATTGATTTTAATTAAAGCGATAGGATTCCACATCATTGACGTAAGCGGAAGATCAGTCATCTCTTTCTGATATGTAGGCAACCCATTTACAATTGCAGTATTAGATTCCCCTTCTTTGGAAAATAAAAATACGTAAAATGGATGAATATCATCTACTAAAGTCGCTTCTTTTATTTCTGTTACTTTTGTTATAATGTTCTGATACATAATTATTCCTCCTTGTCATTATTTTTGTTACTATATTTTGATGTTATTTCTAATTGCCGTTCTTGATCTGCAATTTCTTTTTCTTTTTGCTTTTCCAATCTTGCTTTTTCATCCGGTTTAGAATCAGGATTCTTTTCTGTAGCTGTATCCTTAGATATCATACCAGTACTAATTCCAGTAGCCAATCTCTGTACTAAATCAGTTTCAGACTGAGGTCTCCAAACCACAAATTTAGCATTAATTTTTAGATTTTCAAAATCAGTAATTGCAGTGGGCTGAATCTTTTTATACACAAGTTCTTTAGCCAATCCCTCTTTAAACAAACGGCACATTTTATCTGCAACATTCTGATATTCAGCAGCATGTTCCAACCCTTTTTCAATGTCCATTGATTGAGTAAGCATAATAGCAATGCCGGAAATATCTCCAGTCATTTTAACATCTTTAGGAAGCAAGAAAGTTGTACTTGTAGCTTTCTGTATTGTTTCTTCCATCAACTGTAATGTGTCAATCGTTCCCTGCGGAGAAGGAGGTGTCAAGAACTTGGCATCATTACCTGAAGCATCAGTTCCTGCCGTTTTGTCATTAAGAATAACAGATCCGGCAATTTTCTTCCCTGTCTCATCAAAGCGACCTTTAATATACAGAATCCCCCATCCATGTCTCTTTTGGATAACATTAAAAATATTATATAAAATTTCGTAAGATTCAATAACGCTTTGTCCGTCATTCCATGCGACATCACCTCTTTTTGTTACAAGAGGAATTTCAGAGAATCCATGAGATTTAGTCTCTACTAATCTCCATCCATATTTATTAGTATCTACAGCATAATCATCACGGATAAAACGATATAAGTTTTCTTTATCATAACAATCAATGTACTCAACATCATCTTTGGGATAATAAACAGCCTCCATGATGCGATCCCCATTCTCATCATTATGTGGAATCAAAACAAAACCATCCATGTAAGATATGAGCCTAGATTTGATTTGTTTGTCTTGGTCAAAGTAGTATAACAATCCGGCATCTCCAACAGATAATTGTGCATCTGCTAATTTTCTTTTCATTCCATCTTGATTCCTTAGATCCCAATATTGTTTAAATGTAATAAAATCCTGTTGTTGTTGATCTGTCGGATTTTCGTCAACTATTGTAAATTCCATTTTGTTTCCACATAGATGCTGTACCTGCTTATCTTTTATATTCTTTTGAAATGGGACAGCCATCTTCTGATATTTGATCTCGACAAATCCTCCACCTTGTTCTTTGTCTAGCTTCATAGTAATAGAAGGCACATTTTGATCGTATAGAACACGGTGATTTAGTGGTTCTAGTTCTTTTAGAAACTCGCTTTGATGAATCACTCTTTTCTTTATAGCCGGAAGTTCAACTTTAACAGTCTCATTTATATCAACTTTAGTTGGATATAAACGAGCACATGAATTCATGTCATATCCTCTAAAAAAAGGCTTCTTTCTTAATAATCTTTCCGGTTCTGAAAGAAGTTGCTTTATTTGTTCTTTATAATCAGGCATTCTTATTTGGATTTTCAATTAAATTATACTTCTGCATTAAAACCTCTTTAGTTGGGACGGCAATTTCATGCCGACAATATGGGCAAATATCATTATATTTTTGTTCTACAATTATATATTGCTGTCCTACTTTTTCAGCAACAGAGAATTTGTCGTTAAGTCTAGTACGAACATCCGCTTCTAATTTTAATGCATCTTTTATAGACATTCCATTTTTGATAGCTTCCGGTATTTTTGCCAATAGACGTACCATAGCTTCTTTGTTTTCTTCAAATGTGATATCTTCATATTCAGCCTGAATGTCTTCTTCATCTACATTTTTGGTTTGCTTCTTATTTTTAAAATTAGCATCAATATATGTTTTGAGAAACTTTATTGTTTTTGACTTATGATATTTTGAAATCACATCTTCTTCTCCGTCCCCAAAAATGGATTTATAGGCAATTGTAGAACTGTTATATTCATTAAATAAAACGATATACGAAATATCTCTAACAGTTATTTCGTGCTTCATCTTAGCGCAATCCTCTATTATTTTTTTTAAATCCTTTGCTTCCATGATTTATATTTTAAGCCCAAAAAGAATCTTCATAAACACTCTCATTTGAATCACATTCAATTTCATCTCGCTGATCTATTGCCGTTTTTTCAAGTTCTGTCCCATATTGATATTCAGCTAACGGGAACATTCTCATTGCTATAGCGTCAAGTAAATCCATTGATCGTCCTTTGCCAAGCATCTGATTCATTTCTTTTTTAGTTGCCAATCTTTTTTTGCCACCCGGCTGTTCTTGAAAACGAACAACGGAACATTCTTCAATAAATTCAGTCTCTATTAAGACTTCCGTTTTCAATTTTGCGTGATAATATTTACGATTGGCTACATCATTAGAAAATGATATTTTTCGTTCAGTGATAAGAAATTTTAATCTGAGATATGCTTCATCCTTTCTATTAGCTGCTGCTCTCGCATATAATCCAACAGGAGGATAAGATGAGATGAAAGGAATTGCATCGGGTATATAATCTAATATGTATCTTCCGTTTGTACCGTCAAATACAATATGAGAATCCGGTATGTCATGTTTAGCTGCGAGTAATTTCAATTGATTAGCATTTTGGGCAGGAGTAGTCTTTCCTAATACTAGCATATCATATATGTGTAATCCATCCCATACTAACGCAATAAAATTATCAGTTCCATAATCAGCTAAGTCTGCCGTAATCCATTTATTTCCGTTCACTTGTGGATCAGCCATTAAGCATTCACGTGCAGCCCAACTTGGAATAGGTGATTCAGATTCATCTAAAATATCTACATTCCAGTTTCCTGCAAGATTGGCTAATGCTTGTTTTTCGCCCATTGCAGCAACGCTTGCCACATATCCCGGATTAGTCTTAAGCAGTTCCTCGTTCATATCCAGTGAACCGCCATAGAAAGTAGTAGTCTTAATGAAATCCTTATAAGTAAACTTTCCTCCTCTAGCATTCAATTTTTTAAGATGCCCATCAATTTGATGTTTACATTGTTCGTAAACTTCTTCCGGAGTATCTCCAAATGCTACATCTTTTATATTGTCTCCTTTAATATAAAAGTATCTAACAACTCCATCTCTTTCCGGAATTGGATAACCAGTTATAGGATCAATATACCAATCAAGCCAAATTCTAAGCCAATGATTCTTTTTAGGATTACAGGTAATTCTGATCTTGCCATTCCATTTCCCGGAACTACGATTACGAGAAAAAGCCAATCGAATTGTACTCCATTCAAATCCTGTTCCTTCATCAAAATAAATAACCCCATATTGCCATCCTTTTACACGTTCTAGAACGTCTTCGGGATTTTCATTATCCATGTGAGTAAAATCGACAAAAGCTCCATTCTTAAATGTAGCACGAGGATTTTCCGACCGTTTGACCTTTACAGCATCTCCATAAATCTTTTCAATCTCATCAACACCACCACCACCTACTTTTGTATCTTGTATATTCTTACGAATAAAAACCATACGAAAATTAGGGTCAAGAGAAGGTTCTGCCGCCATCAGTAATGCAGCGAAAGATTTGCCAACCCCCATAGCGGCTCCACCTACAACAAAATCTACGTTACTTCGAACGAATTTTTCTTGGAAGCCTTTTTGCGGACGTATTATTTTAAGTTTATTTTCGCTGTTTTCTGACATGAGGTGCAATATTTACATGCAAAAATAGTATTATATATTCTATGAATATTTAGCCTCGGAATAAAAACGTTCACCAGTGAATGTTTTGTTGTACTCTTCACTCTTTTTCAATAGAATAATGCTTTTATTTTGTATGCGATTATTAATTCAATCTTAATAGACTTATGAAGTTTACTCAACAACAAGCCTTTGAAAACCTCAAAGGGAAATTGACACAAGGTGGGAAAACCCTACGCATGTCAGAAAGAACAATCAATAAGCAATTAGAAGCCCTAATTCCATTATTGACAAATGATGAATCTGAATTAGATGATTTTGTGTCGAAGGTGTTCCCTGCTTTTCAGGAGACAAATTCAAACATGGAGCATGATTATGCAGAATTCGTCAAAGCTTATAAGCCGCAGGATGACAAGGGAAAAGGTAAAGGCGCAGATGCAAAAACAGATGAAGCCTATATCGAAATGCAAAACAAACTTGCAGAACTTGAAAAACAGGTGTTAGCAGATAAAAAGGAAAAGCAATTAGCTAGTATTAAAAACAGTTTAAAGTCAGCGATGAAAGAAAAAGGCATCAAAGATGATAAATGGATTAATAAATATTTAGCTGAAACGAGCATTACGGAAGATCTTGATGTGCAAGAAAAAGCAAAATCTGCACTAGAGTTTTACAATTTGAATCGTGCTGAAATTCCTGATGTTGTTACTCCTCTTAGTCCTTCGACAAAGTCTACTGAGATGAAATATATGTGGAATGATTTAAAACCCAAAAAAGAATAAGATGGAAAACGATCTTTTAAATACCTATGGTGCGGTCTACTATGGTAGAGTTACGAACCAAATGCGAGGTCAGATCGGTGGGACGAGAGAAGTCTTTGTTCCTATCGTAGATATCAAAAATCATCAGGTATTCCCAACTACAGGTGGACTTGTAAAAAATCCATTTAAAAGAATGGGTAAAATGTACGCAGGAGATTTGGTGGAATATCGATGGAATGGTAACGGAAAAGCCAATAAACATGAGCAGGCAGAAATTATTTTGCTAAAAACATTTGAAGTACAGGCTGCTTCGTCAGCAACTACTGTTTTTATTAAAAGAGATGGATTCAGACATCAGCCTTCAATTGGTGATGTTTTGATGAAAGCTCCGGCTGAATTTGCTACTGCAGGAACGGCTCACACTGTTGTTGCTGTAGAGAAAACGACTAACAGTAAGGCAGACGTTTGGAAACTTACTTTTAGCGCAGCTATCGGATCTTTGACAGCAGGAGATATCCTCGTTGAAGGAGATAAAGATGGCACAGATGCTAAAATGCTAGTACAGAATCCGAATGCAGTGTTGCCGTGCGACTATGACTTTAAATATGCTCCGGCTGAAAATGATGAAGATTTTGATGGTGCAAGATATTATCTTACTCCAACTCTTCATGCATTGATGTACGAAATATTAATGTCACCTACTCCGGAAGTCGTTAAAAAATTAAATAAGTCAAATGTTGACGGTTGGTTTGAAATCTAAAGAAAGGAGAAACTATGAGATTTGATTTTGATAGCAGTCGTTATGCTGCTCTTTTTAGAAGTGGAGATGGTCGTCAACTTTTGCAATCAGTCATTGATGATTCGGGATTGATCGACATTAACTATAATTGGTGGAGAAGTCAGTTCTCTGTAAACCCGAACGCAACTCCTACTGCAGCAGATGGGACTGCGACATATAAGGTTAATCAGAGACAAACAACGAGTGCTCCTTTGATGGACTGGCGTGCTCCTCTTGGTGATGCTCATCCATTTAATAAACAAGGTCTTTCTTTCTATACTGGAAGTATTCCTGATTTTATTTCAAGAGCTATTGCTGAAACCGCTATGGAGCGTCAGTATAAAGAAGATAAATTTGCAGAATTTGGAAGTGATGCTGATATTATACGTGAGTGGACAAAGGATGTTCAGTTCTTGATTGATCAGAAAGATCAAACATTGAACCATCTTTCTGCACAGTTAATTTCCACAGGTAAAATTGTCTACACCGCAGGAATGGGTATTACTGGGCCTCAACAGAAGGCTGAAATCCCCGAAGAAAACTTTGAAAAAGCAGGAGCTAAAGTTTGGACTGCCCCGGATGCCAAGTTGTTTGACCAAATGGTTATTATAGAGAAGAAATTCCGTGATAGAACAGGATACACTGGTGCTATGAAATGGCAGATTACAAAGAAAATGTATCAGGATGTATTTTTGAAAAATGCACAAGTCAAGGAATGGGTAGGATATTTACGCAACTTAAACACTAATAGTCCTGTTGCGGCTCCGGATATCGCTATTATTCTTGATGATATGTTTAATGCTGCCGTAAAAGCATATGACGGTCTTTCTCCTATCGATATTGTAGTAGAAAAAGAGAAAAACTCAAATTGGGCAGGTGATGAGATGGTACATGGTTGGGACGAGAAAGTAGCTGTATTGCGCCCCGCAGGAGATGCCGGATTGATCATGCATACTTCTATTCTTGACGAAAAGTTAGCAAATAAATATGGAAATAAAGTAATTGACTCCGTATTTGCAAACATTGATGGATTCTCACGTTTGGCTAATTTTACGATGGCTGATGGTCAATATAAATCATGGGAAACTCGTTTGATGATGAGTGCTACTCCTGCATTGACCGAATTCTTATATCATGTCATTGTTGATACAACCGTAGCAGATTCTTAATATGGCTCAATTTGACATTATAACATATCTAGAAGGTTTGACCGCCTTTGTCTTTGACAAGGCGGTTCTAACCCGTATCGCAATGGAGAGAGATGTAAGTGATATTACTGATTTTAAATCATTAACTCAAAAACAGAAAGACCTGTTATTGGCTGATTTATTATTTGTTATATATACATCTCCTAACTATACAGCAAGTCAGACGAACCAACACGGAGCATACACGAAAACGATTGGGAGTCAAAGATATGATACGAAAACAGATATTTATAATCTCATGATTGGATTATATAAGAAGTATGATGATGACAAGTTAGAGCTTGTCTCAAGCGGAGGAGTTTCATGGATTAACGAATACGACTGATGATCATAGACAGGCACGAAACAGAAGAATATCCTTATGATGGAGAATTCTATACTACTTGGATAGATGAAAGCAAACCATTAGACCAACAGAAGGAAGAAGATTTAATATTGCTAAAGACTAAATGCGATATTCAGGAGGCACAGAAAAGTGATTCTGGTAATAGCATTAAAGCATCTTTCAATGTTTATTTCCCTTTTGATAAATCTGTAGGAATCAAAATCACAAGAGGTGTCTTATTCAGAGGGAATATGTATGGAATGCGTGTAGATGGAATGGTTATTGGACTTTTTCCAACACAACTTTCAGGTTGTGCTGTATATTTAACAGATAATACATCAAGTAATTTAAATGGCTCAGTATAGTTTTATAAATAAATTAGCTATGAAATTAGCAGACGATGGTCAAAGGCTGATCGAAAGTGCTTATATACAAGCTGATTATGATAAAACTAAAACTCAGAATCTCCATGATAGTTACGGAAGTGCTGTTTTTTATAAAAGAGAATTATATCCGGGTACAAAAAGGTTTTTTACTAAAATGGCTACTACAGCCAAATATGATCCATATCAGCATGAATATATAACTGGTAGAAGATCTGTAGAAGAATTTTTGGGAACCTTTAGACCTCAAAGCAATGGGATGCAATTAGTAGTTGTAGTAACCATGTTTTATGGAGGAATATTGGAAGCCGGACAAGATCCGTTAAGACATAAATATAAAGTTATATTTACGGTAGGCGATGACTTGAAAGAGTTAGCAAGAAAAATTAGTGATAACGTGAAAATTTTAAAAATTCAACGTGATGAAGTAAGCCCGTTATAATATGAGTTCAGCATACACTACTATATCATCAATAGAAACATTTTATAACTCTATCTTAGATGGAGATATTTCAGAAAATGTATATCCTTCTACCCTTCCGCCTAACAGACCGGATGACTGGAAAGATATGGCGGTTATTTCATGTGATAATGGAATAAAAAATAAGGGAGCCGTAAATGAAGGATATGTTGAGATTTGGCTGTATGCAAAACCAATGGCTAATGGGAAGAAGAATGTTGCCGTGATGTCAAGAATGGAAAACAGATTGGATGAAATAATTCAAGAGCAACAAGAAACTAATTTGCATTATCGCCTGTTTCGTGAAGAAACTCGTACCGATTATGATTCAACTAAAAATATGCATGTTAACATAGTGAGAATACATACAACAATTATTTAATTAAATAACTTATTAATATGACTATAGATTTAACAAAACCCATCATATTGGGTGGAGTAACAAAAGTAGAAATTACTCCTTTTACCGACAGTGAAGGATTGACTCTCGGTAGTGAAGTTTATGACTTGACTAAAATTGTAGCTGATAGTACATCTATCACGCAAGATGATAATACTATCAATGCGACAGACAATGAAGTATCGGATGAGCCTCTGTTCGAAAACGTAGTTTTGGGACGGTATACCTTTGCTACAACCAGTGGTGATATTCAGAATGATATCTTGACTGGGCTTTTCGGATTTAAGAAAGTGACCGTGGAAAAAAAGGATGCGTATTGTGCACCTAATACTTATTCTCCTAAGTGGGCAAAAGTACGTGTAGTATTTGGTGAACTTGGTGCACTGGTTTGTCCACGTGTAAAGCTTAGTCCTAAAATTACTGCTTCTACCTTGAAAACAGGTATCGTTCAGGGTGAAATCAGTGGTACTTGTTACGCAGGAAAAGTTGGAACAGGTTCTGACATGACTCCGTTCTATGTTGAAACTGCAGCACAGGGGGGAGCGTAAGGGAATCAGCTTCTCCGACTAATTCCCTAAGAAGTATAAACGGAGATTCTAGTTCTAGTAAAAAAGTTAAAACAGGAACAGTATTGTAAAATAAAAAGGGAGGGAGAGTTAGACTCCTTCCCTTTTTTAATAATAAGTTATGGAAGAGATAAAAAGAAAAACATTTAGAGATCCTGTATCAGATGAAGCAATGGAGCGACTTGTCAAAATCATGACGAATAGCCCGACTTTAGTAAAATTGCAAAATACAGAGTTTGAAATAACTGCTTTAAAACCGGGAACGCAATGGAAGATAGCGGAAGAAGCCACTAAAATTAATAAGATAGAAAAAGCTACTTTCGGAGATATATTGCAAGGATTATCGCAAGAGTTTCCTGTTGTATGTAAAATTCTTGCATTAGCTATTCTCAATGATAAAAAGGCAATTGAAGAAAATCTAGAGAGATTTATAGATGTCTTACTGTGGGAATGTGAATCTAGAGATTGGGGGCAACTTCTGTTTGAAGTTTTAAATCTGATAAATGTGGATGTTTTTTTTTCGATTATCAACTCGATACAGACGTTCAGGATGATAGTCTTGGAGAGAAAAATGAAGACGACCGAACAGAAATAATAATAGCTAGAACATCTTATGGTGAAATGTTTGACTTCTTAAAAACATTTCCATCTGTAACGGTTCAACAATATATGTGGGAATTGACAGTACCACAAATTCTGCTAGCTAAATATGATTCAACCCACATCATTTATCTATCAGAAGAAGAGAAAAAAAGAAGAAATGCAGTGCATATTGACAATCCAATGCAACTGTTTAATGACTTTGGAATACCTGTATTACCTCAATAAGAAGAAAAATGGCAGACGGATATATATTAGAAATACCGGAAGAAGTTTTAAAGAAACTCAATACGGCAGACGAAAAGATAGAACAGATTGCTGAGACAAGTGAGAAAACTCAGAAAGCTGTTAAAGAGGCTTTTGCTCAAATGGCAAGTGGAGTTGATCCATTTATCGAAAGATTAAAACAAGCAAAAGCAGGGATGCAGAATATTATTCCTAAAGAGTCAAGCAACAATTACGAGAGGTTAGCTAATAATATAGCAAAGGTATCTACTCAATTAGATAAAGTAGCAGATTCGCCAATCGATAATGTCAATAAGAAACTAGATACAATGAAGAAGTATCTAGAAGATGCCACAACTGCTTCTCAGAAATTAGCTGCTGCTAAAATTAGTGGAGTTATTCCTAAAGATACATTAACTTTAGGGAACACTGCTAATACGGTAATTCCGGAAATTGAAGCTCAGATAAGAGTATTAGAACTTCAACGGGCAGAATTAAAACAAAATGAAATATATTGGAAAAATTATCTTGATAATATAAATGGAACATCTCTTGCCGCCCAAAAGCAAAAGGCAGAAATGGAACAATTGAATCGTTCGTTTAGAGATGGGCAATCAGCAATTCAGAGACAAGTTAAGGCTGAAGATCAATTAGCTGTTGCTGCCAATAAAGTTTTTACTGCATTAGATAAAGCCGCTATTGCGCAGAAAAAACGAGATGATTCTATTAATAATAAGGCTAGCCAAGCTGCTGCAAAAGCAGAAGAAGAATATGCACGAGCACTAAATAGAAGCGAAGTAACCATTGTTCAAAGAGCAAGAAAAATTGAAGCATTGGCAAATGCTCAACGTTCTCTTACTCGTACAGGGAAAGATTATACTGTGGAATTATCCAAAATAGCTTCTGAAACAGACCGATTAAAAAAAGCAAATGTTGATGCTGCAAACAGTATGAATAAGCTGAAAAAGGAACAATCCAGTGTTCTTAACACAACAGATCAGCTTACACGTAAAGTTGCATTATTATTCAGTGTTTCTGCTATTACGGGATATGTTGAAAAACTAATCGAAGTTCGTGGAGAGTTTGAATTACAACAAAGAGCTTTACAGGCAATTCTTCAAAATAAAGATGAGGCTAACGCATTATTTGAAAAAACTGTAGCATTAGCTGTTAAATCTCCATTCCAAGTAAAGGAATTAGTCACCTACACCAAGCAGTTAGCTGCGTATCGTATTGAATCTGATAAGCTCTATGATACGACAAAAATGCTTGCTGATGTATCAGCCGGACTTGGTGTTGACATGGGACGTCTTATACTTGCTTATGGACAGGTAAAGGCTGCTAATTACTTGAGAGCTAGTGAAGTACGTCAATTTACTGAAGCCGGAGTTAATATTCTTGGAGAGCTAGCTGATATCTATACAGAACTTGAAGGTCGTATGGTGTCAGTGGGAGAAGTGCAATCTAGAATTACTAAAAGAATGGTTGCTTTTGGAGATGTAGAGAAGGTATTTCAACGAATAACATCTGCCGGAGGTATATTCTATAATATGCAGGAAATCCAAGCGGAAACTCTAGCCGGAATGATATCCAATTTGAAGGATAATTTTGATGTAATGTTTAATGAAATCGGTAAAGCAAATGATGGTGTACTAAAAGGATTTATAAATATTATTAATGAGATTGTTGCTAATTGGAGATATTTTGGTATAGCATTAAATGCCGCATCTATTGGTTTTATTACATATGCTGCAAAAATAGCTATAGCAACAACAGCTAATGGCGGATTCGCAGCATCTACAATAGCAGCTACTGTTGCACAAGGAGGGTTGGCAGCAGCTTTAGGAAAAACTTGGCAGGCATTGAAAGGTGTTACACTCTTTTTAAAAGCCAATCCGTGGGTTGTTTTAGCTACAGTTATAGCCGGAACAGTTTATTATGTAAAAGATTTAACTGATAAATTAGATCGGACAAGAGCTACATATGATATTTTAAATAATCAATTAACTACTCAAAAAGAAAAACTTGAATCTCTAACAAAAAGTGTTCAACAACAAATTAATACTCAGGAAAAAGCAGAAGAAGCTCTAAAAAACACCAAGAAGGGTACAAATGAATATGCAGAAGCTGAGAATAAAGCAAATACAGAACGAGAGAAAACTGACAAATTGCTGAATCAATTAAAAATTCAATATCCGGAGGTCTATGCTAAAGTTATTCAAAACAAGGATGGAATAAAATCATTAGCCAACGAACAGAAAAAGTATAATGAAGAGTTAGATAGAACGCTTACGTTAAATAAATTAATGCAAGCCGGAGTGCCGTTATTTGGGGAAAGTTTCAAAGAACAAGCTGATTCCTACACACGTTCTTTGGATGAACAAAATAAAGCTATAAAAAACTTAACGGTTGACTATAACTCATTAGTAAGTGAAATGCAGTTTATTTTAAAAACAGGGAATGATATTCCTAATAGTTTTAAAGATGGACTTAATTCAATTATTAACAGTAATTCAAGTATTGAAGAAAAAACTAAATTGCTAATAAATTATGCTAGGAGTTTAGCTACTCATAATTCTAATTCAAATAGAATGCTAAATAATCTTAGAATAAGTGCAACAAAATCATTAGATGATTTAGAAGAGGCTAATAAAAATAGAAAAACTCAGCTTGCAGCAATGAACGATTCTTACGAGTTACTAAGAGATAATGCCTTGAAAGAAGCTAATATAACTCTTAATGAATTCAAACAGCTTACAAAAGAGCAACAGCAAGATTTAATGAAAAGAATGGCAGTATTTATTAAATCATCCGCAGGTGCTGAAAGCGTATTTGCCCGTTCTTTTTTAAAAAATAGAATCAAACAAGAGTTTAATATTGAAATTAATTATGATGAAAAGAAAGTAGAAAAGGAATTAGATGAAAAACAAAAAGCATTAGCTGAAGTTGTAAATAAATATAACAACAAGAAAGATTTTAAAGATAAAACCGCTTTAAAATTACCTGTTGTTACTGATGAAACAACTGTAGAAGAATATAGAGATAAGATTTACAAAGCAGGACAAGCATTAATTGATGCAGCTAAAGAAAATGAAAAATCTATTGTAAATCTTACGCCTCATATTGCTAAAGTAAAAGAAGAAGCAGTGAGATTAGCAAAAGCAGCCGGAGAAGAACAAAAACAGATTGCTTTACTTTTTGGTTACATTGATAAAAAAGCCGATAGAAAATCTGAGTCCGCAGAAGAAAGAAGACTTAAAGCTCAACTCTCACTGTTAAAGCAATTGCAATCTCAGTATGAGAAACTTCGTCAGACTCAAGGAGAGATGGAGGCAACTAAGACACTTCAAAAGACATTTGGGGATACATTCAGTAATCTTTTTAAAAAACCTATTACAAGTATTGGATTTGATAAAATGTCAATTGCTAATGAAGCAGACTCAATAGGTCAGACATTAGGAGAGAAAATTGCTCTTTCTATTAGACAGGCATATGATCAATATTCTTCAGAACTTAGAGCTACGGCTACAGTAACAGCTACCGTAGAAGGTATAAAAGATATTGAAAGGCAGTTTGATTCTATGTTTAATGACTATGAATTATACATATCATTGGAAAACAAAGGATTAGACATGGATGCTGTGGCTAAAATGTTTGACATTGCTCCAACAACTCTTGACAAAATCAGAAAGAAATTAGAAGAAGTTTATCCTGATCCTGCTTCTTTAGGACAAAAACAACTTGATTCTTATTTTAATATTCAGAAAAAGATTACTGATAAAGATAAAGAGGAGACACGTAAACGATTAAATAATTTTGTTGAATACTTAGCAAATTCTGTCGATAAAATCAAGCAGGTTCAAAAATCAGGAGGGTTGGAAATTAACCTTGCAACTGACATGTTTAATAAAGATCAGCTTAATGCAGATCAATATGTTACTATTGTTAAGAATGTGACAGATAAAGTAAACAAAGAAGTTAGCAAACTGAATCTTGAGAAGTTTAAACAAACACCGGAATATTTACAGGCAATGGGCGATCTTTCTGCTTATACTACGACAGAATTAGAAGCATTGATTCAAAAAATGCAGCAATTTATCTCAGAATCAGCAGGAAGTCTAAATGCAACTGATTTAAAAGTTTATTCTGACGCTATTGCTAAGATACAGGATCAAATTCAAAAGAATAAATCTCCCTTCGCTAAAAATGCTTTTGCTGAATATCGTCAATTAGTTAATTTAGAAAAGGAATATCAAGCAGAAAAAGAAAGACAGAATCAGCTTATTGTAGAACAAGCAGAAAGAATTAAAGAAGTTGCAGATGCTACTCAAAGATTAAAAGAAATACAGGAAGCAGGAGAGTCAGGAGATTTTCTTCAGCCCGGTTATAAAGATGAGTTAGCTGCTGCAAATGAAGAGTTTCAATTAGCTAATTCTAATTTGGGGGATACTAATAATCAATTAAACATTTCTCAAGGGAAATTAAGCAATATCTCAGGGCAAATCGGGAAAGTATCCGGTGGACTTGGTTCAGCAATGGGCATGGTTGATAAAATCGTTACTGGAATTTATCAGTCCATTAATGCAACACTCGATCTTATGAATCAATTCAAGGAACTTGCTGAAAGTCGTGGAATTGATACTAATGTGGGTGGATGGAGAGAAGTTCAACAAGCCGGAGAATTACTTGGGAATGTTAATGAAAGAGTAATGTCTTCTTGGAATAACTTTAAAAGTGGTAATATTGCCGGAGCTGTAGCTGACGCTATTGGTTCTATTACAACTGTCTTTACTACTTTAAATAAGCAACATGACGCAAGAAGAGAGCAGACGATACAAAAAGAAATAAAAGCTGTAGAAGATCTGCAAAGAGCTTACGAAAAGTTAGGGAAAGACATTGAAAAGGCTTATGCAATCGACACTCTAAATGCTAGCAACGAGAATGCTCAACGTAATATTGAACAACAAATTCAAAGTTATGAGAGAATGATTGCTGCCGAAGAAGACAAGAAAAAAACAGATAATGATCGAATTAAAGAATGGAGAAATACTATTGAAGATCTTCGGGAAGAACAGGCTAATCTCAGAAACAAACAGACTGAAGAATTAGGAGGGTTCGGATCTGAACAAAATATCAAATCAGCAGCGCAAGATTTTGCAGATGCATGGTTAGATGCATATCGGGAAACTGGAGATGGACTTTCTGCATTAACTGATAAATGGGATGAATATATAAATAATGTCATCGCTAAACAATTGATGTTAAAGGGAACTGAAAAATTTCTAAAACCAATTATGGATATGATGGATGGTTTCTTAGCAAGTGGAAGCAATCTAACAGATGAAGAATTGGATAAGTTAAGAGAAGAGATTAATAAGATTATGCCTTTACTTAATGAATTTTGGAAATCCATTTCAGATAGTTTTAAACTCCCATCCACCGGAGACACTGAACTTAGTGGTCTTCAAAAAGGAATACAATCAGTAACAGAAGAAACGGCACAGATCGTTGAGGCGTTATTGAATTCAATAAGATTCTTCACTGCAGATAGTAATTTGCAGTTGAAAAATTTATATTTGGCATTTACAAGCGTTGATCCAAAACTTAATCCGATGTATGGAGAACTTGTAGCACAAACTGCAATACTCAGAAACATCTATGATGTTTTGAATAGTGTAGTAACTGCAGGAGGAAATCATCCGCTAGGAGGATTGGCTGTAAAAGCTTTGATTTAAGTTTGTTTTCAGGATTTCTTATGAACCGTTTTTGCTCTAATGATTGGGCAAAAACGGTTTTATTTTTTCCATTAACTCTTCTAATATATTACTGTAGTAGGCATAGTATTTGAGTCTATGCTTAATCTTGGCATATCCCATTTTTACAGATCTAGGATTATAGAAATATTCTCTAGCAATTGCTCTAGGAGTCATTCCTAATTTGAAATGCAAGATATAAAAGATGAAATATCTAGCATTGCTTACACTTTCTCTTGTCTGCTTATTGATAATATCTTGTTGCATAACTCCAAAGTATTTAGCTACTTCATATTCTATATTATCAATTAATTCTCTTTGTTTTTCGTCTAACTCCATGAGTGAAATAAAGTTTTCACAAATGTATGAAAACATTCACTATTATCAAAATGTATTCAAGAATATTTTAAATATCATTGGTATTCAATTTGTTACAACCGTAATAAACTGGCTAGTATTATTCGGATAAAATTCGCTCATTTAAGCATAGTTCAATGTCGAGCTATATTAAATGTAATTTTATGGAATCAAAGACAGTTGTTTATACTCCCGAAACAGGGAGTGGAAGCGGAAGTGGTATGATGGCTATGCTTGCTCCACTTTTGCAGCAAAAGGGTATTGACCCTAACTTGTTGATGGCTTTGAACAGCAAGGGTAATGGTAATGGATTTGGTGGAGATGGTTCATGGTTTATGTGGATTATCTTCTTATTCTTCCTTTTCCCTCTGTTCGGTCGCAATGGTTGGGGTAACAATGGTGGTAACGATGGTGGTAATGGCGGAGGATATGAGAAAATATCTTCAATTCAACGGATTCAATTTCAGCGATAAAATGGCCGAGTTTGCAATATCCAAGATGAAAGATAAAGATGGTAATCCATATACGCCAGTCCCACGTGAAAAAGTAAAAGAATTGCTTACACGTTATGGCATTACCTTGGAGCTTGACAACGGTGCAAACAGTTGGTATGTCTGTAATATGTTAAAAAGCGATTATTGGGGAAGTGGAATATCAGATGAACAACATTTAGCTTTATCTATCAAAGACTATTTAGATGATAAAGATGCAAATGTAGGTTCAGAAAAACCATTTAGATATTTCTTTTCTATATGCTCTGGTAATGGGACAGTAATTCCTTGGAAAGAATGTCTCTAATCTGTTATTTCGACTTCATATTTCATTAAGGCATCATATACTTTTTTAGTAATTTTCCCTTCTTTGTAATATTTGTCCGCTAGTTCTTTGACATATTGTTCTTTAGCTGTTTTATAGGCATTAAAAGCTTCTTCCTTATCATCATAAGAACCTATAAATACCCTCTTTCTCCTTTTAGATAAACGAGCAACGTATTTATTGTTCTTAAGATTTACTCCAATTGGAGTACTACTTCTCTTATGTTTATTCAACAATAAGAGTTTGTTTATTTCTTGTGGTACAAAACAGCAGGTGTCGGGTGAATACATTTTATTCCCTTTTATAAGGATGTCTTTGTCTATTTCGTATCCTTCTTTATAGCCATTGATGGGGTCGTCAAACCACTTCTTGAAGTTAGATAAATAAAGCCATTCTTCACAAACTGTACAATCTATATAAGATTGATTTTTTGTTTTCCATTTTTCATCGTAAATCCTTCTAATAATCTGAATCCAATGAGAATAGCAATCTGTACCATGAGCTAAATCAAGGTCATTAATGGCTACATTTTTAATCCTTGATTTATTGTAGTCATTAGCACATAGTTTGCATTTGTGACCCTTTAGATGGTCTAAAGGATACTGATAATAATCGCCATGCTTTTTGCAAGTTATTATTACTTTAGTTCTTTTGTTTATATAAACAGTTTTAGAATAATCATACTCGTCACCATGAACTGAAATGGCTTTTGAGATAAATTCATCAGTTGTTAATTTCTTCATATTATAAAAGGGAGACGCCCGCCTAAATGTGCATCTCAACTCACAAATAGACAGGCGTCATGTTTTATAAGGTGATTGTCTTTAATTGAGATGCTGACAACAATGCAAAGATACAAATAACTTTTTAAATTCAAATATTTATGGAAATAAAAACAATATATTTATCTAAATACGATTGGACTGTCACTATCTTTTACGATTATACTTGCAAATATTTTGAAGATGTAATAGAGGAATTAGAATATATCGAATGTGGAGAAGAGTCTCTTAAAAGAGCTTATAAAAATCTAACTACATGTGGATATAATAATGGACTTACATTTTCTAATCACTTAGCGCATAAAAGTGTAATTGTTATAGGTAGAACGAGCAGTGCAAAAGAGTTTGAAAAAACTTGGTCTCATGAATCAGGACACTTAGCAGACCATATATGCCTTACTTATGATATAAGCCCTCATGGTGAGGAAATACAATATTTAGGTGATTACATTATAGATAAGACATGGGATTCGGCAAAGAAATATTTATGTGATTGTTGTAGAATAAAGAAATGATAATATGAAAAACAAAGATTTCAAGAAAGCATTACAGAGTGATAAACCTATCAACTCTATGTTTGCACTTATTCCCGAAAAGCAAAAGAAGTCTTTTATGAAATTTGCTAAGCAATTTGGATTTACAGAAGAGAAAATAGAGCAACTTTTGAAGTCTGAAAGATGATAGCCTATGAAAACAAAAAGAGTAAAATATGATGCTGTCAAATTGGCAATCATACGTAAGAATTACATGATTAATGAGGCAATCAATGATTTAGTGAGAGATTTACCTCATTGTGATTTTGAGAAATTAAGATTTCAACTTACAAATGAAATTATGGAGTTGCAATCACTAAAAAGCGAAGGGGCTAAATAGCCCCTCTTCTTACTCTATCGTAATTACAATTTTCTCACCTCTTTTATGTGCTGCATCCATTTTTTTATAAAGATTGGTAAATGTTTCAGTACTATTAATGACTTGTCCTTTAATCTTATTTTGTCCAACAAGAATGCAACCTAGCGTATCTTCCGGCTTGTTTCCAACATGAATTAATACTCCTTTAAATCCTCTAACATCACATAATCTAGGAAGTTTACCATCACAGAATTTAGCCCATATCCTATCTTTGAATTTAGGACTAACAATATTCATGTCAATTGCATAAGTTCCCGTAGGAATAGCGGTTTTCCCATACTCCTTTTTTGTTTGAATAACAGACAAAGGCATCTCATTGCTTAGTCCTCTATCTGTATCTTCGATAGTGTCACATTCATATACATTATTTATAAAAAGAGAACCAATAGTATAATTCGTTCCTTTAAATCTTCTTTTTAATTTTATTTCCATATTCAATCTTTATTTTCATTACGTGTATTATATTTCTTCAATGCAAGTTCGCTTATATTATTATCTTTGATATATTGATTACGTCTTTTCAGAGCATCTTCTAATGTTCTAAACATGCCGACATCAATACTTTTAGCACCGTAATATACACGAACCTTATACCTTATCGGGTTTTTAAGACGAGGTATTATTTTGCGGTAGATCCATTTATGTCCTGTATTACTCATTTCTTAAACAACAATTTTAATTCTTCAACACTAGCCTTATGATAATTATCTGTATCATTATCTTTGGGTAGATACATAAATTCGATTCCTGATAATCCTCCTTCTAATTCGTTATCATGATATATACCCCAATCTCCTTTATTGTTAGTAAAGACTTGTCTGTCATCGGTATCATCTCGGAGTGCAGCAATAAAATAGAATAAGTTTTCATTTTCACCGCAATCAATATCGTTTTCTTCTTTTTCAGATAAAAAACGTTTCAATTCGTCCTCTAATGAAAGATTATAACACTCATCAGGATAACCAACGCCATGAATAGATTGGGTAGGAATACATATATGAATCCATACAGCTCTATCAAAATAACAGCAAGGACAAATATGATAACCAAGTTCCTTTAGTTTATCTAATATTTTCTTGTTGTTTGCTCTTAAAAAAGCTTTTTGAATAAATCCCATATCTATTTCCTCCCTGTACTACCTATTCCGTTTAAACCTCTTTCTTTTTCATTTAGCTTTTCAACTTCTACAAAGTCTATTTTAGGAGTTAACCCAATCTTCAACTGGGCTACTCTATCTCCTACTGAATATCGTTGTAAATTTGTTAATACGTGATAGAAGATAGCGCATATCTCATTAGTGTAGCCTTCATCCACTGTACCGACAGAGTTAGTCATAATCATCCCTGTCTTCCAAATACTGCTTCTTGGTCTTATATCAATGGATAATACATATCCGCCTTTCCGCATAGCCTTAATATAGTCTTCATCTATTTGGAAAGCTAATCCCAGTCCGTACTTATACACATTTGGTGCTATCTCTTCGCATGAAGTAGCATATAGGTCATAACAAAAATCGTCATCGTAATGTTTTACTGGAATCTTTGCATCAGGATGCGTTTTCTTAAATTTTACTTTCATCTTCTTTATCGTTTAATTGTTGAGCTTTAATAATACATTCACCAATAATGTTTGGATTTTGGTATGCATCTACTAAATTCCGATATGCTTCTACGCATTCAGGGCTATCATTATAGTCTATATCTTCCGCTTTCCTAAACACCCACTTTACAAGATTGTTTATAATGTCCAATAATTCTTTCTGCTTATAATGTCTTAGAGCAATCGAATCTTCCGCAAATTTAATACATTCTTTTATTCTATTTGATATTTCGGTGATAGAAAGTTTAGTCATTGATCGAGCAACTTCTACCAATGATGCAAAGTATGGATTTTCGACACCTTTTATTGTAGATAGATAATTCTCCAATGCCTGTTGATATTTAAGTAAAAGTGGCTTTGTGTAAAGGTCTAAACTATCGTTAAAGTCTACATAAACTGTTCCACTGGAAATAGTCAGGTTATTAACTTCCTTTTGATACCAATTTACCCTTTTCTTTGCGGCATAAAATAGTTTCTTGGTTTCTTTATCTTTATTTTTAATTGATGGTTCAATATCCAAAACGCAACAGTTGCACATTTCATTTAGAGCCATTACCTGATAAACACTTACCAGCAATATTTGGTTAGGCTTCATTGGAACTTCCTCTGGCTCTACTTTATTTATCAATGATTTTATTTCCATAATGATTATTTTAGTTATAAGCATAGTAAGCCTTTATTCTCTGCATCTATACAGCGCATCTTTTTGCACTGAATAAACAAAGAAGTTCAGAGCCTTCAAACTCCTACACCCAATAAACGCACTTCCGTCTCTGCTGCTCCTAACCCGTAGAAGACTTTATTTATTTCGTTCATATTGTAAACGCTGATGCAGCACCTAGTTTTGACAGGCTTGGGTCTCATAGGATTTTAAACACGCAAACAATATGTCGTTATTGAGTATATCCCATTTTCAATGTTGAAGCATCGTGTTCGAGGTGTGGAGATAAGAAACCTCTTGCCGTTTAGAACAATAAAGCCGTATCAAGACTCTTCTTAACACGGCTTTTAGCTTTATTGTTCTAAATAAACCGCATTGTGGACATATTCTCTTTAGAATATGATGAACAGCACAATGCAGTTTAATCTTATATATTGAATAGTATAAGCAATTTATGTCTGTATTAGGCTGTTCATTTCCTTGATACATCGGCAAATATCCGAATAATATTTCATACTACCAAATTTATTCGTCTCTTTTTTCATTTTCTTTATTTTCAAGAATAATAATATGGCTATGTCCTTTCCCTGCCGACCAGCTATCTCCTTTAATGACTGTATAATCTTTAAGAGAGTTTTCTGCGCATTTAACAAAGTCATCGACTCCATCAAAGATTAATGGTTCTTTATTTTCTAGTTTTTTCTTTATTCCATTCAAGCGTTCATTGGTTTTAACTCCAATATAAACTAATGCATATCCAATAAACATTCCTATAATGAATGCCAAAAAGTTTGCTCCTGTCATTTCTTCTCCTTTCTTCTTTTTCGTTTTTCTATTATTTCATTAAAGGCTTTCTCTATTTCTCGAAAAGTATGTCTAAACGCCATAGTATCAACATGTTTCGTTTTATCATTCCATAAACAATATTCACTGCTTTCGTTAATTAACCATTTTACTCCTCTTCTGTGAATCATTCTTTTTTCACGAAATACATCAAATACTTTACATGAGAATATACTGTAATCATAGCATTTCATCCTTAGCCAATAATTATGATGATATAAATAAGCTAAAACAGATAATATATCTTCTTTTTCATAAGGATAACGAGGACTTGGGAAGTACCTTAGGGAATCTTGTAGTTTTATATAACTATCAATTAGAGAATTGGATATATCGTTCTCTGTCTTCATTAATTCGCTGGGATTTATATCCTTATTGAATATTATTCTTATAAGGTCAGCCGCTTTCCTACAAGATTCATAGTCTTTTGAAAATTTAAGATATTTCATTGCAGCCTTTTCAGTTTCTACTTCTTGATAATATTTAAAACTTTCTATAATAAGCATAACAATTTCTATCCTATATAAGGCTTCTCCATACCTTACTCCCCAATTACTTCTATCTGCCATCACATTTTCATTTCATTGATAAATTTCATTATATCATCACTGCTAACATGTCCTCTCCCTTTTGGCTGTAATAATGCATCAGCAAAAAGATCGGCTACCACGTTATTAATAAATTCTTGCAATAGATGTTTAGTCTTATACTCATCTTCATTAATATTTTCTATATGAGAAACTATCTTTTTTAGCATCTCATTATTTTCTTTCGTAATCTTAAGAAGTTCATTTATCAAAGAAGTTTCCATCTATTATCTTTTTTAATAAAAAATACATACACAAAGAATGACTACGAGAAATATTAAAAATTCAAATATATCTTTCATAAACCATTTATACAATCAATTTTACGATTGGTTCATTCTTATAGATTAATCCATTAATCTCAGTGGTTGTATATATAGCAAAATATATATTAACATCTGATTCAGTATATACTTTCTCCCATACTTTTGAAACTTCATTCATTATTTTTTTGAGTTTCTCTTTACCAACTTCTCCTATACCTATCCATTGCTTTTTTTCCACTGTAATAGGGTAGGCATCAGAAGGATAATGTGTAGCTAATCCTTCTAAAATATAAATACTATCTTTCATTTATTCTAGGTTTTATTTTCTTTTTGTTCTACTTCTTCTTCTTTTAAGTATGCAAATGAAGCCAAGTCTGAATCGAAATATACCTCAAACATATGCGAACATTCATTTTCGAATGATTTAATGTTATTATAAGCCTCGTTTGTTATATCATGATCATGACCGTATAAATTTTGCATTTTGAACGCAATATTTAATAGTTGCAATCTTTTATTGTTTAGAAAGTCAATTTCTGTCATTTCCTTTTTTCTTTAATTTGTTCCAAATTTATTTCCATACCTTTTTGCAATCCTTTTGAATATGCATCTTTCCTTTCTCCGAAATTCCATAATATATATGTAATAATAAGTAAGATCATACATATCACTCTATGCCACATTGGTAATTTGATGCTAAATGGAGATAAATTAATCTCCAAATGCCCAACAAAGACAGCTATTATGATGAATGCTATGATTGACATTATTAATTCTTTCATTCTTTAGCCTCCATACTACTTGCTTCAAAGTCTTCTTTTGTCATCTGATATATATTTGTTATTATACATTTTTCGACTTTATTAGCAGCAGCACATCGTCTCTCAAGATCAGATGTATTCAAAGTACCCGTAATTTTAAATAGGTTTCTTCCATAAATGGTTTTAGTATTACTATCGCACATGTAATTAACCATAAAATATCTAATTTTCTCTTTTTCCATCATTTCAAATTTATAAATTTTTTCTTCTTCCATATTCTGCTATTAATATTCCATCTCTATCTGGGTGTTTGAAGTCATTAAACATAGGAAATAGCCTATTACCTATATCTAATGAGGCTTTCTTTTGTTCTTCACTTCCGACAATTCCTTTAGGCAGCAATTCTTTTTGCCACTCTTTACTATCAATGAACATATATTTAAGACCCATAGTTTCAATCATAATTAATTCTGCTTCATGGCATCTTAGCGCAGATGTTGTTGCGGTAAATTTGCTCGGATTTACCAAAGGTCTTTCCATTAATACAACAATATCATTCCTATTGTAAGAACTAAATAGATTCATGAATGCACTATAATCAAGACGAGTGATATTTTTCTTAGATTTTGTATAGTCCTGTTCTTGTTTTGTTGGTGTTTTTACAAAAAAAGGATAAATATCCTCTCCAACAAATCCAATACTTCCACTTACACCATTATCTAAACCGCAATATATTTTATTCATTTTCACAATATTTTTTGATTATTTTATCACTTATACGTTTATCTATCTTTCCTATTGAAAGGAAATACATTACTCTCTCTTTAATATATCTTTTTTTAGCTTTCACATAAGCAAAACTCGCTTCTTCTTTAGAATTGTACCTTCCAAGTGTTTTATTCCTAAAAACAGATTTATATTTCCCATTTATTTTATCGTAATGCACACCTATAATTCCATTATTAAAACGTTCTATTTGTGACATTAATATATTAATTTCTCTTGGTACAAAACAACAAGTTTCAGGAGAATAGACTTTGTTTTTTGAAAATATATCCTTATCTAGTTGTGTACCTTCAATATAATTTTCATCAAACCACTTTTTAAAGTTGGAAAAGTAAAGCCATTCGTCACAAACTGTACAACCTTCATAAGAAGGATGCTTTATATGATATTTGTCATCATAACATCTTTGTAGCATACTATGCCAAACAGAGTAGCTTTTAATATCTCTACCATTTCTGTATGTAATATCATCGTAATCATTTATCCCATTATTAAATATTAGTTTTTTTGATGAGCATCCACAACTTTTCGTATTCCCATATATTACTGATTTTAAATCAACTAATACTATTTTTCCACAAGAGCATTTACATTCCACTCTTTTAATATTTTCTATTACCCCATTTTTCCTTTTATACAATCTAGGCTCTTTATAAGATAGAATAGTTAATCTATTAAAAGTTTTCCCTATATAACATTTATTTTCCATAATTTTATTTTTATTCTTTTTATCAGTTTCTTCGTTAAGAGATTCCTCTTCTGCTTTAATATGAGCCATTTTCCGAAAAAGTTTATCAAATTCTTTCTTCGAAACGCTTAACTCAAAATCAAAAGCTATTGATTTTACGTCTTGTTCTTTTTTCATTTTTCGTTTCCATAATTCTGCTTCTTTTTATTTTCTAACATCATCCATAATAAATCAACTACTGGAATATTTTTTTCAAATGCCCATTTAACTAATTCCATTTGGTTCCCAATATCCAATTGCGTTATTGGAAAATAATAAAAAATAGGATTCTTATTTTCATTTTCCTGCGTCCATTCATAAATGGATTGCAGATAATCACACAATTTCCAACATTTAGGTTTAATCATTAAAACTCCTCCTTATTTAATTCTATTTCTAATCCTTTTTCAGCTATATAACATATTCTTCCGGTCTCATCCCATACCATTTTTTTAAAAAGATTACTATTACTATTATCATCACTTAGATGAAGCAAGCAAATTGTTTTTAATTTTGAAGAAATATTATGTTTTATAATATCTATAGTTTGATATATTTCCAAATGGGATTTATATGCACTACTACTCCATTTATCTTCTCCTGCATTATCATCTAATATACCATTGCCATAATTAGCTTCAATAAACAGATGATCAAGATCTTTTATTCGATATTTAAAATATTGAAGGTCAGTTGCAAACAATAACTTACCTATATTTTCATGCTCTATTAAATAAGCATAACAGGGAACCGAATGTTCAACTGGTATAGGAGTAACCATAAACTTCCCAATTCGGTATTTCCGATTAGCATGTAATGGGATTACTCCTTTATATAATTCTGCCACATCCGGATGGCTATAAACAGGAATAGCTCTTCTAACTATTTCAGGAAGATGCATAGAATGATCTGTATGGCGATGTGTAGATATACAAGCAGCAATTTTTTCAGCATGATAATCTACTGCCGGAAGAACACACTTTACGAAATTTACTCCGGCTTCTATAATAAGAATTTTTCCATCACATTCAAGTAAATAGCAATTCCCCTTACTACTACTACCTAAAATAATTATTCGATCCATTTTATTCTTTTTGCAGACCAAAATCACTCCAACTCGGATTCCTCTTGTCTAGCACTTCAAATATTTCTGCATCATCCATCCAGTCTAAGGCTATATCACAAAATTTAGCCTTTTCCGCAGGGCTAAGATTATTAAACAAATCTTCAATGTCATTTTGTATTTTTACCTCCGTTATCATATGTTTCTTTGTTTATAATTGAGTATGCTTTTTTAAATATTTCATAATCCAATAATTCCTTATCACATATTTCCATTACGGAAGAGATATGATAATTTAAACTTCCTTTTAATTCAGAAAAATCCAGTACTCCTAAGAAGTTTCCTTCTATGAATTCTTCTAATTCTTCACATAAATCATTTATAAAATCAATAGTATATTGTTTATATCTACCCATCTGATAATATATATCATTATCTAAGGCTTTCAGTTCTGTTAGCAATGCTCTTGGTGTCATGGTTATTCAATTTTAGATATTTAATAAGGAAACATTACTCAAGCAAGTTTTTTGAGCATGATGTAATCTTTACAGTTGTTGTTTTCGGTGGATCAAGAGGAAAATCTTCATCGGTTGAATATCCCCATTTAAGGATTCTTTCTGATGAAGATTTCATCTCTTTCACTATCTCTTCATCTGATTTTCCCCAAGAAAATAAATTCTCTTTTGCAATTCTAACAGCAGTTAATCTGTTGTACGCTGCAAATTCATTCACTAATCTTTCCAATAATTCTTCTTTCTTGTCCATAATTTCCCATTATTTTTTTAGTACAACATCAAATCTTTCCACTAAAGCTTTAGCTGCTGTTTCAATAACAGTCCTATTGAAACTACCAGTGTTAAAATAACCGGAATCATAAACTATACGCCTAATCATTTGTTCAGGGTTTTCCCTTGAAAAAGTATCTTCCGCCATCTTTTTAGCTTCTATTCTAACTGCATCTTGAATCCATTCTCTAATATCTTCTTTCGTAATACCAAGTTCATTAATCATGTAGTTACGAAACATTAACCATTTGTCATTCTTTCCTGCCATAGTCTTAATTTAAAAAGTCCCATCCGAATAGGTATTACTACCTAAACAAAATGGGACTAAATTGATTTATTTACTAAAAATCTCCACAATCTATCCAATCAGGACTCATTTCTTCCCAAGAGGAATCAAAGTCATCATCCATGATTAAAAAGCTTCATCATCAGGAGTTTGAGATGTTGCAGATTCCGATTGTTGTACATCAGCATATTCATTGATTGGAGAAGAAGGTGTTTCTTCTTCCGCGATTTCCTCATATTCAACGAATGGCTGATCTATTTGTTTAGATGCATCTAAAAGAGCACTCGCATCTTCTAAGTCATCATTAATAGAAGCATTATCGCCTAATGACGAATTAATCAACATCTTCGCTGCTCTTTTAATTACAGTTCTTTTAGCCATTTGATCCGGGAATTCCTTATGCACAAGCTGCTGCTGCGATGAACTTTTACTCCATGATTTACGAATTTGTGCAATAGACATGATTTCAACGTCAGTCTCACCTTTATCGTTTGTTACCATAGCATAAGCACCAAGCATTTCTCCGTCAATAGATTCAAGAGTTTGAGTATGTTCAATAATACGTTTTCTTCCAGTAGCAGGATCTACTTCAAATTTAAAAGTATCTCCTTTATAAATGATGTTTGCAATAGGCTCATAATGTTTAGAAATACGTCTAGCCTGCAAACATACTCCAAAATAACTTTCTTCAAAACAAAGTTTATCTCCACGGAGTATCAAATATCCCTGTTTCTTTGAGACATCTAACCCCTTTGTAGCCATCTTAAAGAGAGCACTTTGAATACTATTGTTATTCTTACATATTTCCAATGCACTTTTCCCTGATTTATCTTTAATCTCAGGAAGCATCAGCATGGCTCCTTTGATAGCATTTACATAATTGTAATCATTAGGCATGTTAAATCCTATTTGACACAATTGATCAATTCTGTTAATGACTTGTTGCCCAACATCTGTTTTTGCAACTTCATTTTTTTTATCTGCCATATAATTGTTGTTTAATAATTGAAGAAAGACGAAAGAAAAACCTTATGTCCTCTTTCGTCTCACAAATATATTAATTATTTTTCGAATACGCAACTATTTCTAAATTAATTCCTTTCTCTTTAAATTTGCGTATTACTTCCAAAGTTCAAAAGGGGAGATCATCTACATCGCTTACATCTGTAGTAGCAGCATGAGTCCGTGATTGAGTTTTTTCTTTTACAGGTGGTTTCGTTGAAATATTATGATTTTTATGAGATTTATTATCATCACTTATCCATTCTGTACAGAAATTACCAATGAATATATCTTGCACGCCCCTTGCTTTTTCTTCTTGTGAAGCGCAAAATTTCATATAATGTGTTTCTCCATTTTTGCCTAGCTTGGCTAGTTTTCCAATTGCAAACCGGAATGAAGTTCCATAGTTATTTTTTGTAAAACAATCTTTAGGAATTTTTGATATACAACATACTCCGGTTATATAAATGTCTGTTGATTCTTCTATAGATTCTACTTTTTTTGCCATTTTTTTGATATTTAAGATTCATACGGATACACATCCATTAATTTACTATCAGAAACAGCTTCTATTTCATAGTCGGCTATAGTTCCTTTCATGTATTCATCAATATAACTAATAGCTTGTCGAATGTCACATGCTTGAATAAGTATATGTGTAGGACTTTTTTTCTCACTGCCACTTTTTTCATCAAAAGTGATGAAATTCAATTTAGCCTTATACCAAACATCATCGACTTCTTGTTGACTAGGCACTACTTCTGAATATTTAGTTTGTTTAGTAGCACTCACTTTAAATTCTCCTGTTATAAATGGAGTCATCTCCTCGATAATACGTGCTTCTGCTTCTGTACAACTTAAAGCATCTATTAAATAACGCTCTGTTACTTTTTTCTCTTTGCCATTTTCCATCAATTTTTCATATTTGATGGAAGCCTCAAGCCAATTATGCATTCCCATAATATTAATTTATTTCTGTATTAACTTCTATTTCTTTATCTTCTTCATTGATTGATTGCTCTGCAGCTTTCTTTGCGGCTACATTCATCATAGAAGAAGTTAGTTTTATAGCAAATCCATGATCCATAGATGAGAAATAGGCACTAGATGCAATAAATGTATTTTTCATATTTATAGCTTGGTGAGTTAGTGACATACCTACATTTACTACAGATTTCAATAATTCATTTTCTTCCTCATCCCCTAAATTTACAATAGAAAAAGCACCTTCATTTACAGGTACTACAATCATTGCCGGATAATCAGAACCTAAGAGCTGTGCAAGCTCTTCTAATTTCATTTCAACTTTTTCTACTCTTGTGAGTACTTTTTCTTCTTTTTCCATAACTTAATTTTTAAAAATTATTCTTCTTCTTTATCTAAGATTTCATCCAATGAAGATAAAATTTCTTTTTCTGAATTTCTAGGGACATATGCCGTTCCTGCTATAGACATATTACCAAGTATCTTTAAATCTTTTCCTATAGATTTAAGATATTCATATGTTTTTTTATTACATTTTGGTTTAAGATAATGGGATTGATTGAAAGCGTTAGCTCTTTTTTCTACGGCAAGCATCCTAATTATAACAGAACCTTTTTTACCTCTTATTACCGGATTAGTGGAAAATGGAATAAATATCCCTTTTTCTATAACATCACCAATCTCCATCTCTGTCACAACAGTATCATTTAAATTATCTAATGTCAGATTTATTAAATAATTATTCATAGTCCTTTACTTCTACTCTTAATTGGTCATCGTGGTTACTTACATATAAATTAATAATCTGCCTTTCAGTTAAAATTTCGCTATTGCTAGTAATTCCTTCCGCATTGTCAATAAACAATGGCATATTTATATTATAAAATTTTTGGAATGCTTCAGCAATATCAATGCCGGAAACAACAACTTCTGCAGCATTATATACAGTTGATGGAATATTATCAGTTGTGATAATACATGAAGGAATCCATGTTCCATCTTTTTTCTGAGACATCATCTGCACCTGACAGCGATTTAACAGGACATTGACTTTCTTTGATACAAGATCTGCGTATTCTTGCTTATATGCCTTTAATTCCGCAGAAATTCTTTCCCATTTTGCTAATTCATTAGCAGTATCACGCTGTTGTTCTTGATATTCTTTTATTTTTTTCTCCTGTTTTTCCCTTTCTTTTATTAGCCCAATCGTTTCGCTATCTTCTTTTATTTTATCCATCAATGTTTTTTTCATCTCAAGGAGACCGGAATTATCCGGCTGATCAACTTCAACCAATTCGCTTTTAAGATTGGATATTACATCCATCTTCTTTTTATATTCAGATGTTGTCTTAAAATCTATTCGGTTAGCTATCAATTGACTAAGTTTTTCCTTTAATTTAGAATTATCAAAAAATGGAGTATTATCAATATCATACTCTTTAAGTTCTTCTTCTAATTCTTTTATTTTAGCGAGAGCGTGGTCTCTATTTTCGTTATTTTTTTTACCTTCAGTAATAACTGCGGATTTTTCTTTTTCTTTTTGTTCATAAAAACGTTTCCGTAATATTTCTAATTTTGATTCAGGTAATTTATTTCCGCAATAAGAACATGTATCCTCTTCAAATTCTCTTTCTACAATAGCATTTTTTTTGCTAAGAAGTTCCTCTCTATGTCTTACACAATAATCAAATAGATCTTGATTATATTTTATAGTTGATTTAATAGAATCAACTTTTAATTGACGATCCTTATTCGCTTTTTCTATTATTTTATTACTTTCTTCAATAGCGGATATTTGATTTTGTATTTCAATAATTTCTTTATTTTGTTCCTTATTGAAATTTTCCTCATCCTCTTGCAAAGATAGCTCTAATTTATTAATTTCAACTAATTGTTGATTGGCTTTTTTAATCAAAGGTTGTACAGACATGCTACTGTCTTGAATTCTCTTATCAATATCTTCAATCTCTTTTGAATTATCTTCAATCCGTTTCTTCGCTTCTTCAACCTGTGATAAATCAGGAAGATTTTTAGTTAACGTCTCTATTGTTAAAGGCAGTGATTTCAGAATCTGTTTCAAAGGATCAGATTTGGTCTTGACACGAGATTCTAGCTCCTCAATGGAATATCTTTTCAATTCCTCAAATAAAACATCGTAACAGCCTTCAAAATCACTTTCTTGAATATCACCACAAATTGTAGCAAAGAGTTCTCGCTGTTCTTTCCATTCAAGTGAGAAGATATAGAAAATATTAAGAATAACCTTTAAGGCATCTATCGGACAGAATAAATCTTCAATCCGTTTCTTAAATTCTCCGGCACTTAATGCTATATCGTCAATAAATACTTTATAATCATCGCTTATATTTTTAGTATATTCTGATTCTCCACGTTTTCTAGACCACGATTGAATTGCAATTCTAGAAAATTTATATTCATTCCCATCTATTTCAGTCACTATATGTACTTCAGCCGGGATAGCATTCTCATAAGTCAAAGGGAGTCTATTATCAAATAGCTGATAATTTGCCCTGCCTTTTATATCAAACCCTGTAAATACCCAATAAAACGCATTAAATAATGTACTTTTACCCGTTTTATTACGTCCATAAATGTCAGTTATATTTTTACCAAAAATAACTTCTGTCGACTGCCCACGCCAATTATTTAGCGTCATTTTTTTTAAAATTACTTTTTTCATTCTATTTTCCTGTATATGTAACAATATGATCTTGTGTCATGATACCATAACTTATTATTCTCAAATAACCATTTTTTATTAAATAATCAATAGCAAAAAGAGATTTATAAGAATCCATTATGATTAATTCTCCTTTTGTTAATACAGTATTTTTTATACATTTAGTAAGTATTGGATTAATATAAGAATTGAAAGTCTCTTCCATGCTTTTTACATCTGAGAAACATTCCATCCTCATCGTTTCATAGTTATACTTCATCTTATTTTTCTCCATTTATTGCACATATCCCTGAACAGATATTTCCTATATCTTTTCTGATATAAGCAGTGTTTATCCTTTATCAAAAGTAACATTTCCTTCGTCATTAATCCATCCTAGTATCTTCTCTACTCTATCAAATAGGGCAGAAAGATACCTTTCATCGTCCGCCATTGTCATAACATCAAATCCTCCCATTGTTTGTGCAATTTGCAACGCTGTTAATTTCTCACTTACTGAAATCTTTTTTCTTCTTCTTTCTTTTTCCATAATCTCATTTTTTTAATAAATTCTTAACAAAATCAATTATATCCATCCCAACCGAAAAGGTCATTAGGATGCAAACTATTTTCTCTAAATCAACGATTTCTTTAAAAATATCCGGATCAATAGCATTAGCTATTAAAACCAATCCAAAAAAGGGTTACAGTCCTCATTTTATGTTATATCTTTAAAAATAACATTAGTATTATCTTCTCGTTCATCCGCAACACATGTCCCAAACGTTTTGTGGATTAGTCCGCAAATGCTGCTACAAGCATCTGCAAAATCGCAATTTTAATTCTAAATATAAATGCCATAATTCTTCTTCGCTGTAAGGAGTGTCTTTATTTAAAAGCCATCTCCATTCTTCATTGAATCCTCCAACATAATATCCTAATTTCATTTCTTCTATTTTAGACATTAGTTCATATGGTGGGAAACATGCTCTTAAAAGATTAAAGATATCTTCTCTATCTAATTTATAACATTTACCATTTCGATATCTTTCCCACATTGCACCTTCTTGCCATGCACCACATACATCAGGATGTATGTTCATATTGGAATATTTTGGAGTATTTTCTATAATGTCACAATCTATTGATTTTATTTCATTTTCCATTATTCCTCTTTTGTTTTAACAGCCAATTCCATGCCTAACGCAGCTAGAACTTTATTCAGTGACCGAGTACTGCAATCTCTATCTTCTTCTATTTTCATTATAACTCTAATATTTACTCCTGATAGCAAAGCTAAAGAAGCTCGTGTTAAGCATCGTTCTTTTCTAGCTTGTTTTATTTTATTGGCTATTTTATTCATTTTATTTCTCCTTTCCTTTAAAGTGTTCTATTAGCTCTTCAACGGTTGCCTTATGACTACAATGGAACCATGCTGCCTGTACACTCTCTCTAATATTTTCTCGTGCATAATTGATGTCATCGTCATCGCATATAAACCAAATATTTTCAGGAGGATATACAAACCATTGTGAATCGTCAGTATCGTCTCTCAATGCGGTTATGGCGAGGAACAAATCCTCGTTGGTTCCGCAATCAATACGTCCGGCACAGTCGTAAGTCCTGTAAGGATCTTTATCATCAAACAGAGCAGCAGGAATAGAGTGATAATTCTCCAAATTTGAAGCGGTAGATAAGCATTCTCCATCTTCGATAGATAATAAAGATTTATATCCCAACGCTTCCAATCTCTTACGAAGCTCCAGTGTATTTTTGCGTATAAATGCTGGTGTTGTAAATCCCATAATTATTCGTTTTTGTAATTGTTTTGAGGGTTATTCATAAACTTCATTCCCGCACGTAGGGCAGAATGGATTTAAACAGTTACATTTAGGTTCTCCTAAAGTTTGGGATATATGCACCGGATACCAAACCTTTGCTTTAGTCTCCGTATCAATGCCATGAAACCAGACTTTCCCATTGTCTACAGTCTCAAAGGAAGTGATTTCAGCCTTCTTTATGTTTCCTCTCGTATTACGATAGGAAACTATATCTCCAATCTTAAAATTGTTCATTTCCAATTTATTTTAATTTATCAAACTCACTTCTTAGTACAATCACATGATTATCATCCCAATATTCCCATGTTTGGGAGAATAGCTTTTCAAACTCCTTATCAATAAAAACTTTGTCTCTGGGTATATTTTCTCGATATTCCGTCATTGGGTGATTATGTAGTTCGTGAATCTTTTTCATTTCTTTTTTTAGATTTGAATTAGTTTTTAAATGGCAAATAATCGTTTTCGTATAGCCAACAAAGCATATCATAGGCTGCATCAAGAGGATTATTATAGCTATCGGATGTTCTTTCGTCCAAAAGGTCGTCACTATCGAAATAGCTACAAAACCAACCATCTTCAGAATGAAAGATAGTAGGCTGATAATGACAACCGGAATCCTCTCTACTGCTATCAACTAATATCCTTTTACCATTTTTCATTGTAGGATATAATACAGGCATAATTTCCAATATATCTTGTAGAGTAAAAGCTCCAATACCATTACCATTTTGTATATATTGGGAAAGTCTTTTAGGATATTTCACTACATCTAAGTCGCCACCATATTTCAAGTCATAAAACCAGCTTGCGGTACTTGTATCTACGCCAAGTTTTTGTAATCTCCGCATCTGTTCGATTGATAATACTTTTTTTGATTTCATTGTTATTTCTCCGTTTTAAGTTCTTTCAATATTTTCTTCGCCTTCTCATAGTAATTAACCCGCCGACCAGTATAAACATCATCTGTGTGTTCATCATAATGGTTAGCATATACGTATGCATCCAATTCTTCGCGAAAAGATTTTCCATCTAGCCCGCTATCATCACAATCATCATACATTCTCAATTTACGAGCTACTTCATAACATTCTTGATGCGTGATGAAGTCGTACACTACTCCGTCATAGACATTTGTCTGACGAACGTATTTTTGTCCCGGCTGTATCTTGCAAGCACAAAATTCACATATATGCTCTTTCTTGGCTGTTGGATAGGTTTCTCTTAATACTGTAGGCATAATTATTTCTCCTTCTTTACTAATTCAACTTCTGTCGGCTCTTCATCTTCCCATTTTACTTCGGGAAATAAAGATGAGTCTATTTCATAGTAATCATTGGGACGGTAATTAACTGAACACCATCTATCAAATATACCAATCTTTGAAGGTTTGGTAAAATATAAAAATAGCCTCCCGTCTTTGTTTCTTGCTACATACATATTAGTCTCCTTTCTTTAGTTCTTCAATGAGAGCATCAGCAAATATAACAGCTGCTCTTGCAATATTAGTTTGAATTTGTCTTTGACCATGCTCTGCTCCCTCACATAAAACC